GTTTCTACAACCGCCACAGTTTTTGTGGCTAAACTAAGATAAGGAGACTTATAATGTCAAGAAGCAAACTAGAACAAGTACTAGAACTTCTTATCAACGAGGAGCGTGAAGCAGCGGAAGAGCTACTACACGATTTTATCGTAGAGAACGCTCGTCAAATCCACGAAGAACTTCTAAACGAAAGCGATGAAGTTGTAGAAGAAGACCTTGAGGATCTAGACGAGTCAGAAGAAGAAGACCTAGACGAGTCAGAAGAAGAACTTGAAGAAGGTTCACTAGACCTAGAAGACGAAGCATCAGATGAAATCGAAGCAGACGAAGAAGAAATCGAGTCAGAAGAATTCTATGATGAAGACGAAATGGATGATGAAGAAGCAGTTGACGACCTAGAAATGGGTGACGAAGACGGCGACATGGAATCACGTGTAGATGATCTAGAATCAGCACTAGCAGAGCTAGAAGCAGAATTCGAGAAAATCATGAACGGTGAAGATGCAGACGCAGATGATGCAGACGCAGAAGACGAAGATGACATGGAAGAATCATTTGAACTAGAACTAGAAGAATCAGATGACGAAGACCTAGACGAGTCAGAAGAACTAGACCTAGACGAATCAGACGATGACGCAGAAGAAGATGAGAAACTAGACGAATACGTTACACCAGTTTCAGCATCAGAAGGCGACAACGGCGATAACACAGCATCAACAGTAAACGCAAACCCAAAGCGTCCTGGCGATGACTCAAACGCTGCACCAGTAAAAACACACGATGGTAACACATCAGGTGGTAAAGGTGACGCACCAAAAGATATGAATACAAAAAACGTAAACGTATCAGGTAACTCAAAATCACCAGCTATGTCAAAGCAAACTGCAAAGCCAGGTGATAACGGTGTGAATACAAAGTCAATCACATCATAATAAATTTATTTGGAGAAACCAATGACCGTTCTTATTGAAAGATTATCACACAATCAAGCGAATGTGAAATCACGTATCGTTGAAGGTGAGAATGGTGAAAAGAGTATGTTTATGGAAGGCATTTTCGTCCAAGGCGGCGTTAAGAATGCTAACCAACGAGTATACCCGGTTTCAGAAATTGCTAAGGCAGTGGAAAGTGTTCAGAAAAAAATCTCTGACGGTTTCCCAGTCCTTGGCGAATGTGACCACCCACCAGAACTAACAGTCAACGTAGACCGTGTGTCACACATTATTGAAAATATGTGGATGGATGGTCCTAACGGCTTTGGTAAACTTAAAATCGTTCCTACACCAATGGGTAACATCATCAGAACACTAATCGAATCAGGCGCTACATTAGGTGTCTCATCTCGTGGTTCAGGTGAAGTTGACGGCCAGGGTAATGTGAGCAACTTTGAGATTGTCACAGTAGACATCGTAGCACAGCCAAGCGCACCAGAGGCGTATCCAAAGGCTATCTACGAAGGACTAATGAATATGCGTGGCGGCTTCCAAACATGGCAGCTGGCACAAGATGTACAACATGACAAGGCTGCACAAAAATACTTGTCAGAACAAATAGTGAAGTTCATTCGTGAACTAAAACTTTAACAGGAGAAGCAACAATGGCAACAGAAATCCTTGCTAACCTTCTAGAGTCAGGCGCACTAAGCGAAGAAGCTGGTGCGGCTATTAAAGAGGCTATGGAAGCAAAACTAAATGAAGCAAGAGAGGAAATTACAGCCGAGTTGCGTGAGGAGTTCGCACAAAAGTTTGAACACGACAAAGGTGTCATCGTTGAAGCTATGGATAATATGCTAAATGAAGCAATCCGTGCTGAAATGGAAGAGTTCAAAACTGACCGTGAAGCTCTAATCGCAGAACGTGTTGCGTATAAGAAAGCAATTTCTGAACACGCAAAGATCCTTGAAAAATTCATTACTTCTCAACTTGCAGCCGAAGTTAAGGAACTACAAGCAGACCGTGCTAAGGTAGCTGAAAATCTTGAAACAACAAAATCATTTGTTGTCAAGCAGCTATCACGTGAACTTGCAGAATTCCACAACGACAAGCGTGAATTAGTAGAAACTAAGGTACGCATGGTAGCAGAAGGCAAAGAACTTCTTAACAAAACAAAAGAATCATTTGTCAAGCGTTCAGCAGAGCTAGTAGAAAACACAATTTCAAACGCTCTACGTTCAGAACTAACTGCGCTTAAAGAGGACATTCAAGCGGCTAAAGAAAATGAATTTGGTCGTAAACTGTTCGAAGCATTTGCTGGTGAATTTATGACTTCACAGCTAAATGAAGGCACAGAAGTAGCAAAAATGAACAAAAAGCTAGACGAATCTGCTAACAAGGTTGCAGAGCTAGAGGCAGTGATTGCTGAGAAAGAAGCTGAGATTGCAGACGCACAAAAAACACAGCGTGTAATGGAAGACAGAATGAACCGCAAAGAGGTTCTTGAAGGTCTACTATCACCACTAGCTGGTAAAAAGCGTGAAGTAATGTCAGACTTACTAGAATCAGTAAAAACTTCAAACCTTAAAACTGCATTTAAGAAATATCTTCCAGCAGTTCTAAATGAAAACGCTCCTGCAAAAGCAGAAGCAAAAACAACCCTAACAGAAGGCAAAGTCACAGAAAAAACTGGTGATCGTGAAACAATGACTGAAACTGCGACACCAACATCAGATGATGCCGATATTGTCGTGCTACGCAAACTAGCCGGCCTTAAGTAATTAAACAGGATACAGGAGACAGTAAGATGTCAAATCTTTTTGAAAACTGGGATAACACACGTGACGCACTTCTAGAAGGTCTAGAAGGTACAAAGCGTGATGTTATGTCATCAGTACTAGAAAACACAAAAGTAGCTCTAAACGAATCAGCTACAGCAGGTGCAACACAGGCAGGTAACATTGCGACACTAAACAAAGTGATCCTACCAGTTATCCGTCGTGTTATGCCAACAGTTATTGCAAACGAAATTATCGGCGTTCAGCCAATGACTGGCCCAGTTGGTCAGATCCACACACTACGTGTACGTTATGCAGATAACGCAGGTTCAACAACAGCAGGCTCAGAAGCACTATCACCATTTGATATTGCGAAGTCATACTCAGGTAATGGCACAGATGCGCCACTATCAACAGCGTCAATGGAAGGTACAGCGGGTAACCGTATGTCAATCCAAGTTCTAAAGCAAACTGTTGAAGCAAAAACACGTAAGCTATCAGCACGTTGGACTTTTGAAGCGGCACAAGACGCAAACGCAATGCACGGCCTAGATATCGAAGCAGAAATCATGGCAGCACTTGCAATGGAAATCACAGCAGAGATCGACCAAGAGATCCTAGGTTCACTAGAAAACCTAGCAACTCAAGGTGCAGCATTCGACATGAACGGCTCATTCACAGGTACACCAACATTCGTAGGTGACCGTCACGCAGTTCTAGCGACACTAATCAACCAGCAAGCAAACCTAGTAGCACAGCGTACACGCCGTGGTGCAGCTAACTGGGCAGTGATTTCACCATCAGCACTAACTGTTCTACAGTCAGCAACAACATCAGCATTCGCACGTACAACAGAAGGTACATTCGAAGCGCCAACAAACACAAAATTCGTAGGTACTCTAAACGGTACAATGCGTGTATATGTAAACACATATGCAGCAGACGATGCGCCAGTACTACTAGGCTACAAAGGCCAAGGCGAAATCGATGCAGCAGCATTCTACTGCCCATACGTACCACTAATGTCATCAGGCGTTGTAGTTGACCCAGCAACATTCGAACCAGTAGTATCATTCATGACACGCTACGGTTACGTTGAGCTAACAAACACAGCATCATCACTAGGTAACGCAGCAGACTATCTATCAAAGATTGCAGTTTCAAACCTAGCATTCGTATAATATTTACGAATAGTAGTGATACGGACCCGGGAGTTAATTCTCCCGGGTTTTTCAAGAAAAGTG